GAACCTAAAAGTCCTTTTCCAGAGAAAGCAGAGGTAGCAGCAGGAACAATTACTCGCCAACCGCACTCTTCTTCGTAGTTAATAAGGTCTTTTGCTACACGAGCCGCAACTCTTGCAGCAATGTCAATACGCGAATCAGTTGCGTAAGACAACTTCCAATCACCAGAAGCATTTACTGTAAATGTTGGTACAAATACTTCCTCGCCAACACCCTCAATAAAGTTCTGTGCTGCTCTACCCAAACCAGGAAGTACCCAAACAGGCACCTCAAAGTCTTCCACTCTGTTACTTTAATGACCTCTTTCGAGGCGGGGCAGGTTCTTCGACCCACCCTCTGCACGTTTCCGCGCAGGTCAGACTATATCATCTACCAATCTGGTAGAAGAACATGTAGTCGTTGAGGATATATATTATAAATAATCTTTAAATTTATACATCATTGAATCAGGAATTACTGGTTTCAATATCGACACTATATGTCTGATATTTTCCTCACCACTAATACATATGTAGTATGCTTTTCCTGAGACATAAGTTCTGTTGTTCACTCTAAAACCTACACCAAAAAACTTGGATAACAAATCTCTACACAAAAAAACATTCTCTTTATAACTAAATGCTTCGCTGTGTATATCTATCCTATAAATTCCAAGCCTTTTGTTATGTATAAAACACCCATCATCGCAGAACCACACTGTATAAGATAAAACATTCATTGTATTATATAAATTACCTGGTATAACTTTCTTACCATCTTTATACCATATCTTATGTAAACCAGTAAGGTACGGATGTGTTATAGTAGAAAGCATATAACTATCCTTTACAATACAAGGCACACCTGATATAATGTGTTCCCCTCCCGGGGTTTTTACTAGTTTTGATGTTACAAAAGGTTTTAGAATAGAGTTCTTCCACTGTAAGTAGTCTAATTGGTCAACACTGTGTCTTTCTACAAACCTGGCACTGATGCAGTCTCTACTTTTAGTAAGAGAACCATCACCCAGCAAAGAACCCACAATTAGGTTTTTTTGCAACGCACTAAAGTCTGTTATTTTAAGCTCTTTATAAATATCCTGAGTTGAAGGTCTTACAGTAATACCTACTTTTTTCAACCAAGCTCTTACAGAACTCACAGAAGCACTATATTCACTTGCTATAGTAGCTAAAGACTTACCTTCTTCTACATACAGTTTATACAACAAATCCTTATTATCTTTAATCATATTTATAATATATCTTTCCTGCTGATTGTCCCTATCCTTAAGATTTTTACACTGTGGTACTTAAGGTTTAGCGGGAGTTTCCAGCATATAGTCCTTTTATCACCTACATATTACTATGTAGGGCGCCAAATTAGATAGCGACGGGGTAGCTGGCTTGTGCGCCAGGAGCAAGTTTTTCAACTGCAAAAAGCTTGCGCATAATAGACTCAAGCTCAATTTTCTGCAGAATAGGCGTAGTCAGTGCAGCCGCAAATTCCTTAAGGGCTGCCAGCCCTTCCGCGGTTTGCACTTCAGCTGTTTTAGCAAACAGCTTTTCCATGACAGCTTTTTCCATAATAATAGCCTCCATAATGTTTTTTTATTTTAGGAAGGGCTCATATAAAGAGCCCCTTCATCCTAATGTCCTTAGATAAGCAACTTTATCCTAATAGGATAAAGAGTAGTATTAGCAATAGTAGCCGAACACTTTGCAGCGGAAGCCCCCACAACAACACGGGCAACAACAACAGAACCACACTTCTCACCGGCTGTATCACTACCGTCGGCATCTGTAGTACTGTTTGTTACCTTAGCTTCATCAGCAGCTGGATATAAAGCATCCCCAGGCTTCATATGTGCACCAGCAGCCACAACGTTGGCTGTATGAGCACAAACATAGTGAACAGTATCCCAAATACCCAAATGAGCTACACCAATAGGAGTAGCCAAGGTACCTGAAATTGTACCACTTGAACTGTACTTAGGCGCAGCAATTGCATCGCTGGATCCTAAGTCACCGGGAAGCATCATTCCAACGGGATGAATACTGTGGTATCCGGTCTTTACTTTTTGCATAGCAAAGCCAAAAGGAGTCTCCGCTGCAGCAGCATAAGACATCTTTTTGACAATAGCCTCTTGGTTGGTAGCAGCAGAGTCAAGATATAAAACAGACCCCGCGTAGCACAACACATCACCAGCACCACCTGCGGTCGCAGTTTCTCCAAACTTGCAGAACTGGTTTTCTACAACTGGATGTCTAGGAATAAACATACTCTCCTCCTACTTAAGATTTACTTTTTTCTTTAATAAGTTCAGCCAAAGCCACACCAAGTGCAGCATAATCGCTGGCTACAGTTTTCTTGCTTGCTTCAACATTCAAAGCAGCCGCTGCAGCTTTTTCTTTATCTATAGCTGCTGGGGCAACAGAACCACTACCATCTTCGGTAGTAGTCTCTAGCTCAGCCATAATAGAGTTACGAACATCTACAAGCTCTGCTTTATAAGCCTCAAATTCTTCATCAGACATTGCTCTTACTTTACTGGACTGAACGTCCTGATCTTTACGAGCAATCTTCATCTCTACCAACTCAGCCATTCTTGAAGCAACTAACTGGTCAAGTTTAATATTTTCCAGCTGAGAAGCAAGCTCAGCTTTTTCTTTTGTTAATTCCTCTATCTTGCTTTCTGAAGCAGTAAACTTCTCTGTAAGAGCTGTAATTTCAATGTCTTTCTTTTCAATACTATCTTCAGACGCAGCTAACTTAGAAACAAGATCCTCGTTTGCACGAGAAGCAGTTTCTTTAGACGTAGCCAACTCTTCTTTCACAGCCGCCAGTTCATCAGTAAGGTCTTCAATAACCTTAGCTGACTTCTCCAGAGTCTGCTCAAGAGCTGCACGCTGATCACTCTCTTCACGATTAGCAAATATTGATTTGACAATCTCCTCAATATCGGCTCTTAATTTTTCATCCATTATAGCCTCCTATGTTGACTAAAAAAATAAATATACCAACCTAATTAAAACCTTTTCCGTTACCTGCACATTTTCTGTGCTATGTAGAACCTAACCAAAGTTAGGCTAATACAATTTGAATATTAAAATCTGCATTAATAGAACCACTGGATACAAGCTTAACTACGTTAGTAGTGGTGTTGTAATCGACATAATAATTGTCGGTAACCAACTCCCTTGGAGTTACCACAACATTAGCATAAGTAGCAAATGCTTTTCCATTATATGAAATACCACTGGCAATGGTGTACTCAGTTCCAGAAACAGTTACGGTCTCTGCCCACAAATACCGAGTTATGTGTCCATTACCCATCTTTTTTGATAAAACACTTCCATTGTCTTGAGCTACAAGCTCTACAAATTTAGGCGTGCTAGCACGTTCGCCTGTCAAAGGTTGTCCTGGCATGATATCCTCCCAACGTTATTTTTTATACAATTTGTTAATTTTTTCAATTAACTTATTTAATTTAAGCCGTTTTTTAGTAACAGGCGGCTCGTACACACTTGCTAAAACTCCAGCTACTACTTTTGCTTGATTCCTCAAACAACTTGGATCAGTAGCGTCATGACCAAAAGAGGTACATTGAGTATCAAAAGCCGTACACCAGTCTGTGTGTAAGACCTTTGTGTCCTGATCCTTAGGACTATCTGAAAGATACTCTTTCTTATAATTAACACAAATACCTACTGTATCTTTATACACTAGTTCAGAAGATTCCTTACAAGAGTCAGTAACTTCAATGTTATTTCCTTCTATATTCACAGTAGTTACATTATTATTTGTATTTCTTGATATTTTTTCCTTATCAAAAATTATTGTTTTTGTATCGGAAGAGGTCTCCAATATAACGCTTGGTGGGTTGGCTGGGTTTTCCACAATACCAACCCCTGAAAAATGAATGCCTCGTAATACCTTTGCTGGGTAATCTTCAACCAAAACAGCCCCTTGTTCCACTACTTTAACTATCGTATTAAAAAAAGTAGCATCTTGATCTACATCTAAACCCAAAGCCTTTGCTTCATTCTTTGAAAATAACAAGTCACCCACTTTAATATCAAAATCTTTATAGTAAGCCTCCATGGATACTTTCCATTTTTTATCTTCTATTTGTTTGGAAATCTCAGGAAATCTATCTTTATATACTACACTTGCAATTTCCACATGAATGGGTGTACCATCTAGTTGATCTGTAGGCATAGAAGCTAGTGTATCATAAGGACACTCTTTATATTCAGAATCCAAAAAAGTATGTTTATATATATGTCCTATGACTTGATCCTCTTTATGTTCAATATCTACTGCTTTTGTTGGTATTGAATGACTAGCCATTACTACTTCTGAAGGTAAGAAAAAGGCTCTATTTAAGTTCACACCACTAGATACAAAAATAGAAGTAAAATAAGTTAAATCTGGTTGTCTCTCTTCTTCCGGGGGCAGTCCCAAAACCGACGCCGCTTCCTTTCTAGAAGCTACTGTGGCTTTCCTGGGTACAATCTCTGCCTCTAGTTTTATTTTATATTTATATTCAGGGTCCACTTTAAGCTCCTCCATCTAAACGCTCCTTTACAATGGTGCTTACTAAATTAGCAAATGCTTGTAACTCCTCATTTGATAAATTAGACATAACATCTTGAAGCGATGCTGATTTTTTAGGATTAACTGTCTTGTTGTCTGGTTGGTTGTTTGGATCTTTTGAAGGTGTTTTTTTCTTAGTTTGCCCTGTGGGTCTCCCGTTTGAGGGGGTACCTGTGGGAGCAGTTTGATTTGGCTGAACTCCTGTTTGTTGAAAAGGACTTCCTTTTAAACCAAAAACTCCGTCAACTACTAGTTGAATCTCTTCCGACATATAAGTCTTTTCCGTTTCGTAATCAAAACCTAATGTTTCAAGGGCTGTGTGATAACTAAGCATTCTTCTGTCTACTAATTGGGCAATAACATTCATATAAAGGATGTCATCACGCAAAACACTATCATCCCATCTAACTTTAGGAAATCTATCAAACCCCATAGACTCTGCAATATCCCTGTACTCATCATAAATCCAACGAGTAACAAGACCTCTAGCATAATCTACTTCTTCTCTAACACTTTTAACTGCAAAATCAACCTCTTGTGCATTAGCCCCCGAGCTTCCATCAATAAGGGCGCGTGTTACATTAATCCCTGCTTCAATATCAGAATTAACCTGCTTATATTTATCCGCACCGAGTATAGCCTCTATTTCGGGGCTTACTATTTTTTCAACTTGTAATGTATGGTTCCAAACCACATCAAAAGACTTAGAAGGAGTATTAAACAGTTTAGCAACAGACTCCAGCTCTTCTTGAGAAGTTACTGGAAACTCATCGTTACCTATTGTTATCTTAAGAATATAATTTGAAATACCATCAAGAGTACTAAGGTCTGCATTCCTCAAAGCCTGCTTGTAATTTAAAGATTCAAATATTCTCGCCAATCTCGGTTTGGCATATCTTTCATAAGGAGCTTTCCTATACGCAATTACACCAACAGCATATGGATCCAGAGTAAATTCCTTTCCATCCTTAGCTGCCTGTTTTAGATCACTAGGAAGTGCTTTTATAAGGTCTGCTTCGGATTGACTTAGTTCTGATTGAGGCTTTTTTAAAAGATCTTTCAGTCCGTCGGGAGGGGTTAAAGTAATAGATGTCTGGTTAAATAACATGTTACCTGTTATATTTACATATTCAGGATTCAATATGGTGTATCCCACAGGTATATGTGACTTTGCCCACTTCTTCTTTTTGGCGGCTGTTATTTTATCCATTAAAGTGGATAAAGTTAATTTTTTACCTGCTATAGGAGATAAATTAGAAACCCTTGGTTCATATTTAGAAACTACTTTATAGGTTACAACATGGGAGGTTCTAAATAGATCTAAAAAAATCCACTCAAGGACTTCAGTAAACTTTACATCAAAAACCCAAGCATCAAAAAACTCTTTTATCTTTGGATCATCTATATCATTTTCGAAACCCTTACAAGCGATTGAAGCTAGTTTATCAGTAACAGATCCTACTAAAGGCTCTTCATAGTAATACTGCATAGCCTGCTTAAATAGGGTATGCGGATCTTCATCATAGGTACTAACCGGTTTAGCAAGATCTAACACAGATCTTGACATCATATCTCTTGTTATGGTAGACGCCTTGTCTTTATAAATTCTTGGAACAACCATACCACCAACTATTGGGTCTTCTAAATATGCAAGTTTTTTTGTATTTCCAACATACAAAGAAGCAGTTCCGTGATCCCTATCAAACTCAACAGCCCTAACGTCCAGCTCCGGGAATTTATCACGCAAAACTCCTGCTATTTTATCATTATCTGTCATCATTAAACCTGTTTAAAAATAACTTTATACACTATTAAAGAAGCTGTATCAGAGAAAGACCCCAAAGAAATAGAATACCCATATTTCATTTTAAACAATTCTTGACCTAAGGGAGGTAATATCGTATTGGTAACCTGCCCAGATCTTTTCTCTATTAAAAGATGTGCTTTATTTACGCCACGGTTTACTACACTAATCCACTCTTCATTCTCTATCTTTTTACAAATAAAATCACCAACACTAACATCTAAAAAAGAGATGGTTGTTCTGTAAAATGTGGAAGGCTTACAAGCACCACACACCACTATTCATCCCTTGTTTTTGCAGCTTTAAAGGTAGTAACCGCTTTTTCCCCGGATCTACCTACTGCATAAGCTATCAAGAAACCAATAAGAGCCTGGGATGTATCATCACTTAATACAAAATAAGGAGCCCCTACATTTAGCATATGTAAATAAGGATAAATTAAATAATTATTTACAAGAAGCAGACCAACAATCACAACAGTAACTGGTCTCCAGTTTTTGGTGATAATTGAATCTTCCCCAGAAGTAACCTTTTTAAGTAGTCCCAATAAAGCTGTGGACTCTTTCTTATTCAGCAAATGATCCATAACAATTGCCTTTAAGGTATCCTTTTCTGAATCATCCCCTAGTATTTCGTCTACTGACTCTATTAATTTCGACAGTTTATTGACTTCCATATATGCTCCATCAAAAATAAAATACTCTTATATAGGGCAAGTTAGTTTATTTTTCTCTTAAGGACGGCTGCTTGTAAGTCTGCATTAGCAACAACAGATTTCCCAGACACAGGCATCCAAGCACCTTCCTTCATTCTAATTAATCCGGAACTTCCGTGTAATATTTGAAAGTCTTCTTCGACCACCGGTTTTAGTACTTTCTTTGCCCCCCAACAAGCTAGAACAAATGCTGAATATAGATCTTTGTTTTGTCCTTTTTTAGGAGTATCAAAATGTAACACCCCGGAAGAAGTCTCTGTGATCACAATATTTAAACATTGCTTTTTCAAAAGCTCTACACTATTATAAGCATCTTCTGTCTCTTCTTTTATTGCCTCTAGAGGAGGCTCTGGAAATAAAATACCTTTAGCTTCCAACAAAGCGAGTGTAGCAAAGTTAGCCTCTGCCACCCACCCTGGGTTAGAAGGAACGGCTTCTAGTATTCTTCTACCTTGCAGCTTTTCATAGGATTTTTCCAAAATATCAATAATAGGCTCTTCCCCTCCATATCCCTCTGCAAGTAAATCACTTATAGCTTTTCCTCCGCCACCTCTATCCATAAAAATCCTAGAGACATTAAACTCCTTACACAGCCTCTGTACTCTTTTCACAATGTCTTGAGTTTTATGCCCTTCAAACTCAAATACCTGCACTACTTTACATACGGTTCCCAGCTTGATTACGACAAATCCACATTTAGCTCTACCCCCCTGGTTTGGATCTACTCCTATTATATAACTTGCCCCAGATACCCCCATATCCTCTACATAAAAACCACTACCCTCAGAACAACCTAAAAGTAAAGATGCTTTAAAAAATCCATCTGAATCACTAACCATATCTGCCATGTATTCCATTCTGAACTCATAATCAGACATAGTTCTTCTGGCATTATCTATATTTTCCTTATCTAAAAATCCATCAGGGAGAGCGGTATATGGTACTTGATGAACGACGTGGTGTTCAGATCCAAGATCCATCAACTTCCAATATTCACGCATACGTCTATACATATGATTGAATTTGTAGTACCCGGAAGAAACCGCCACCAACTTGTTAAGAGTTTCCTCTTCAAAGTCTGATTCTACTGCCAATCCCTGCGCTATAAGTCTCTTTTTTACTTCTAAATCCCTAACCCGCTTCATTGGATTTAGTTTGGTCACTGCCATAGGAGTTAATACGTTATCTATAATTTTTTTAGGAATCTGAGCAAACTCATCCATAATTAATAAGTAAAAACGAGAACCTCTAATCTTAGCTCCGTCATTTCCTATAGGAAGGGCTTCTATATAAGATCCATGCTGTCCTTTGGCACCTTTGAATTGTAAATAACAAAGGTCAGCCCCTCGAATTGGTCTCTTCTCACAGGCTTCTTGTAAAATACTGGATTGCCCGTAAAGCTTTTCTACTTCTGCAAAAATAAGTTTAGAGTTGTGGTGAATGAAACCGGAAGCCCAATAACAATGTTCAGATGCCACCTCTATGTCTATTGTCTCCTCCATAGAAGTAATAAAAGATACGGGCTTAACAAAAGCAAGATCTTTAGAAATAATATCTTTCAATCTACAGTAGGACTCAGTCGAAACATTATACTTATCCGCTATATGTATAAGCTTCTCTAATCGCCATCTAGTTACTCCTGTTTTAGTTTTAGTTGTATTATTTTTAAGCATACCTATAAACTTTAAATCAGGAGTTCCACGTTTTAATAAAGGTCTTAATTCTGATATTAAAGTAAGACAGTATTTTTCTGAATAAGGTATTTTATCCGAAGTAGAGTATGGTTTATTCTCCAGTAGATAATTATTCAACTTATTTTGTTTCCTATGTAATTTAAAGCCAATTACCTTGCTAAATAATATTAAATCTTTAATTCCAGTAATTCTAACTTTATACGCTTCCGCGCAGTCTGAAAGTCCATTAGTTCTGGTGACTAGTTGTCTACGTTCTGCTTTTTTTGACACACACAAACCAGCTAAAATACCCAAATTTAACAAATGAGCTTGATATTCTTTTGCAAGTCTAATAGACGATGTGGCAAGATCAACAGTACAGGTATTACATTTGCTTTGTGTATAACAGCATCCGTCTGTGTCTAACAAAGCAGATATAAAAGATAAAATACAGTCCTTTGGAGCTCTATTTATAATAAAAGGAAACTTCTTATCTAAGGCGGTTGTGTCTGTAAGACCTACTCCTAATAAAAAAACACACACTGTTTTAGATGTATAAGTAATAGTAACACAGTTACCTGTCTTTATTTGTATATAATGTTTACTTAAACCAAACTCACTAAACATTAAATGTATAAACCTATCTACCAACTCTGGGTCAGAGCTTGTAAACCCTACTTGATATGACGATTTGGTTGTAATATGCCCATCCCCTACAATAAGTCCTAATAAATAAGATAAATCTGGTGTTAAGGTTTTTGGTATGCAACAAGGTTTGGTTGCCCAATGGTCAGTATACTCTAATTGAGGTAAACTTATATTATTACCAAAAAAGTTAAATCCTTTTCTTATGACTATAGTGGTTTCCTCGTCTATGTCTTTTAGCTCCTTATAAGTCAACGAAAAACCAGCAGATAGGGTTAGTATTCTATGATCTATTGTACCACCTAACTCTAGTCCCTTGGTAGTCTTTATTGTCCTACAAAGACGAGGATTGTTTTTCCATTTATTCAAGACAACATTAGTATGCTTTAAGGATTGAACATGAGATCTATTACATGTAATAGATTCATAAAAAGAATCTGTAGAAGAGTATAGCCCTTCTGAAGTAAAGAAAGTATGAATACCATTAGGATTATTAATAAAACACTGTCTAAAAGACGAAGATATTAAACCCACCCTATACCCAGGATATAAAAGAGTACTAAGAACTGCAAGTACAGCGGCTATAAACGTTTTTCCTAGACCACGGGACGTTACCGTAACAACGTAACTTTTAAACCACATGTCCTCTAGAATCATTGCCTGTATAGGAGCCAAATCAACCCCTAACAAATCATAGGCTGCTATTACAGGGTTCTTACGATAAAAATCAATCATCTGAGTTCCCTGACTCAGAATAAGATCTTTATTTTTAGATAATCTACTCGACACCCTGCTCTCCGTCTATATCGTCCTTATTTCCATAGCTTCTTATAAGCTTAGCCGCTTCACTTGCCTGCTTTCTAATATCCACGGACTTATTGTCTAGTTTATGCCTACGCTCCTCATCAAAAGCAATTGCAAGATCCACAATAGAAAACCCTTTATATTCATGTGGATCTATCCTATCCTTTCTTCTTGAAGATAGTCCTGTTTTCAAAGCTTCATTGTGTTTACGAATTTTCTCTAAAGATGTGGATACAGTACTTTGTTTGGCTGTACTATTTTTACTGTCTTTTAGTAAACGAAGTTCCATTACCTTGTTGGTAGCTAAACTTGCAATATCATCTAGATCGCTTGCAGACAAATCATCATCTTTGAAATCATTAAGATAATAATCTATAAAGGAAGTATATAAAACTACCTCATCTTCCTTAAACAGATCATTTACGGGGATTATATCCTTCAGTAACTGGCGGGGTGTTGGTGGGTTTCTTGGACGACCTGGACTTAAAGCCATTAGTAATCCTCTAGTATAGATCTGACATCTTCTAATAAAAACAAGATACCTAGTTCTTCTACTAAAATTCTTATAATTTCAAAAACTTCCTTATCTTTGGGCTCGAACCCCAAAGAACGTAAAAGATATTTTAGATCTAAAGTCTTTTCTGGACTCAATTCCATTGTATTTTTATAAAAACTACCATTAAATTGGTATTCCCTTCTTCTGGCATTTGATAAAGAACGCTCCGTTATTACATCAACCAAATCATCTAGTTTATCAAAGTTCTTAGCAATCCAAGCTGCTGCATCTTCCCCACACTTTTTGTGGTAAGCCTCTAACATTTCTCCGGACAGTGGGTATTTATTTTTGTAAAAAGCAAGCAGACTGGTGGAGATCTGTTCTTTAGTCTTTTCTTCGTGTACGTGCCCAAACTTAGACAGGCTTATAGCCTTCTTGCTTTCTTCACTAAGCTTAAACCCTGTTGGACGCCCCCTTCTTCTTTTTAAAAAATCATCAACCATTATTGAAACTCCATAGGCATTATTAAACTTGAATAGGTTCTACAACCAGAACAAATAATTCCTATACAATTTTCTTTAACAAATACCTCTTTGCCACAAGTAGAGCATACTTTTATCACCAAATGTCCATTTTTGGATTTTGGAGGTTTAGAAAAAGAAAAAGGAAGTGGTTTACTTTTATCTGTTATAGCATTCTCTCTGTGGATACGTGCGTTGTGTTTCCTTTCTCCATGTATAGGATCATATCTTCTTTTACTCCCCGGAGACAATTCTGTCTTAGAATTATCAGCACTAAAAATCCTATCTATATCTTTACTTAAAGATTTATTTACCATTAATTCCACTCCCGAGTAAGGTAATTAACAGTTAAACCTTTTCTTGAAGCTATATAATCTGCCATGTATACCGCCAACTCCGTGGGTGTGTACTGGTCTAAGGGTTTAAGCCAAGGCGCTTTACTCCAAGGACCGTAATGATAACCACAAGCAGATCTGATGATCTCAAACGAAGTATTGGTAATTATCCCTGTATCGAAATGAACCTCAGCCACCAAATCTGCAGCCAATTTAGGATGATTGTTTTGAGTATACCCTTTCTTAGTTATTCCTTGCTTTCTAAGATCGTGAATTATACAAGCGGATACTATCTCATCTTGACGATCAGCCGTGTCAAGTCCCCTAGCTAAATCATACCCAACAGAAACTACTTTGCGGGTATGTATTATAACACCATCCCATCCTAACTCATCTATGGGATGAAACTTCCCAGAAGAAGAAGCCGGACAGTCCAAAAAAATATAATCAGGGGCAGCTATTAAACAAAGCTCTGTAAACTCTTTAATTGCTAAGTCCTCAATTAAATCCAACTCAAATCTAAATGCAGAAATCTTAACTTCTGGTGCAACTTCTGAAACAATAATATCACTCATAAAACCCCTAATATGGTAATAGTGTATACTCTTCGGTAGTTAGAACAACTTTTTGTGGTTTAGTTAAATTATGATGAGGATTATACCCCGGAGTAGGAAAACCAGAGTCGGCTCTATAGCTACGTTTATCTGCCTTATAATCAAGATACTTATCTTTTTTATCAGTAGAAAATGGATAGGTATACTTTATTCTTTCAAAACTAACTATTCTGCTTGGCATTTTGATCACTTACAAGCTTTAATCTGCTCAAAAACTCTCTTGTAGACTCATCCATTTTAACCCCAGACAGCTCCTTTCCTTTGGGCTTAATAATTTCCACAACATCCATAACAAAATCTGGAACTGCAGCCCCGTCTCTCCACTCCAAAGAATGGTTCGAAAACATATCATCTTCCTCTACAGTCAAGGATACATAGTTATATTTACCATTTTTATTAAAGTAAACACCTTTAACTTTATCAATATTAATTACAAAAGTTATGTTAGCCATCTTTACTCCTCATTGGTTCCTAGATTGTCAATATTTACTTCAGCCAATTTTTTATTATATATTTCTTTATATTTACATAGTTGATTTATATACTCTGCCCTTTGGTTCATTAAGTGCTCTATGTTTACACTTCTAACCCCCAATAAAACCAAGGTATCTATAACCTCAACTTTATCCTCAACTGCTTTAATCCATATAACCAAATCACCCAATTTAAGTAGCTTACCGTCTGCCTCTACTAGAACTTCACAATTAGCAGAACCTATAATAATATCACAATTTTTGATAAGATCTATTGTCTTAAGTTGTTGATCTATTATATAATTAAAAGCCTTACTTTGAACTTCGGCAGAAGAAGAACTAACTCCTTTTAAAAGCTCCCCTAAAAGGTGCAACTTTATTAAAAATTGCTCTCTCTTTATATATAAATCTGAAATCATCATAAATTAATAAGGGGTACTGTCAACCAATACCCCTACAAAATCATATAGGTCTAACTTCTGCAGCTTGAATACCTTTATCCGTATTCACAAGCTGCAAACTAACCGGTTGGTTTGAAGTCAAAGTCTTATAGCCTTCCATCACAATACTGGAATAATGAACAAAATACTCAGCTCCTGACTTGTCATTATCCAGAGTGATAAAGCCATAACCACGACCATTATCAAACCAGCGGACTGTACCTTTTACAGTATCAGCCATTACCTATACACCTCCTATCTAAATATTAAAACTAAGTATTGCTGCTAAATGCTCTTATCAATAAATCCTTGTCCTGTACAATACCAGTAAATCCTTGTCCTAACCGAAAGCAATCATCTATCACAAAGCTCGTGATGAGGCAAATCAATAAAGGTCTCATCTAAAAGATCAAAGTTCTGGTTCCAGTCAGCTCCAGATCTAATTTTTATCCCCATCTGAGAGGCTACTCCCATAACAAATCCTGCAAAATAGATGAAGCCTTTGGAGTCATTCCATCTGATTTTTGTTCCAGGATAGTAAGGGGCAACATCTACAGCCAATGCTGGAATCTTGTTATGTTTCCCATTGGGATATTTTAATTTAGACTTACCTTCAGCGAAAGCTTGATTCTGTTCTTTTTCTCCACGATGCCCACAAATAACTGTACAATCAACATGCTTTATAACTTCATTAAAAAGCCGTTGTAAATCAGGATGGCACTCTTCTAACTTCTTTTTTGACGATGCACTGAAGCTTGGTGTAGGAAGACTACGAGCAATGTAATCATTATCTGGAGATAACGTGCCTCCTGCCTGTAAATACACAGCACGCAATTCATCAAGATTTTGCTCTCTTTGACCGTATCCGGCGCCGGGGAGACTAGCCCAAATGTTTCGCACTTTACTAACAGCCAAGTCAAAACGCCCAGCGTCTATGTCGTCTAGAGCACGCTGCTCCTTTATTTGCTGTATAGCTATAGCATCCTGACTAGCAGGGGAAAAATCTTTCAATCTAAGCATCTTCTTGTATGCATCAAAATAGCGTTCAAGAAGCTGATACCTGCCTGCGGCGGTGGAATTAATTTTATATCTTGGCAACCACACCTTTTGTCGTGGATGATCAGAATAGTCTTTAAACAAAGTACCGCCTACTACAACATTATACCCGTCAGCGCCGTTTGAGGCTGTGCCTTCTGCGAAAGCAAGCATATCAAGAAACGCTTTTCTATTAGAAAACTCTACTTGAAAAATATCTGCGTTAGAAATACTCTTTTCAAAAACTTCTGGCTGTGTGTGCCTGGCTTTAGCAAGACGCTTTTGTTTCTTAGTAAGTTTTTTCTTACTAGTAGATTTATTTCTAGTTAGTGGTGTTGATAGTTCATCAAGGATAATAGCAATTGTAATGTTTTCGATAACGATCTTGATACTCATCATACACCCCACACAACCCCGGCGCGTCGAGGTTGTCTATAAAATACCATAACTTTTATAGCTGTGACGCCAACAGGGCGCCTTTAGCTACGCAATAATCAGGATTATTGGCTCTTCGCACAACCCCAATTTCAAAAGGAAATGAACTGCTTCTTAGTCCTTTTTCAAAGAATTCCACGTACCCTTCAGCCCAAGAAAGACCACCACCAAGAACCACTGGAATAGGTTGTCTAAAAACAGGAAGGCTCTGTTTACGCCGGGTCAATTCATATTGTATACTTTTAATTGTATAATTTATTACGGCTTGGTAATATATAACAATTGCTTCCATCAACTTATTAGATGGTTTGTTTAAATCAACCCCCGCCTCTTTTTCCAACTGCACCAAAGATGGGGACAGATCTAAAGCAGCACCCACCGCCTGGTCTATATAATCACCCGAACGTAAAGTGGCAAATGTAATTACAGGATCTCCTTGGGCTATAATGCCTATATTAGACAATCCAGCGCCAGCAGAAATTGTAATTCCCGTTAAATCCTCGTCTAAAAGTTCAGAAATTCCGATTGCAAAAGCCTCGTTTATAGGTACCGCCTCATATCCTAACTCGGAAAAAAACATATTCAAAAGGGAGGTGTGATATTCTATATCAAAACCCCCCTCAATTGGTTCACCGGGAACACTGTACACAAGTTTACCAGGTCCTGAAGACACTAGTCCTTTCAATAAAAGCTTTAACATCGGCAAATTAGCCTTATCCTTTGGACTAATAACCCCTTTTTGTATTGGGCGCATAGACTGATCATTACGATCTAGCGCAATCTGTAATGCTTGTTCTCCTACCACTATTAGGTCCTTACCATCTTCGATAAAAGAAGAGCCCCGACCTTCTAAAGAAACTTTTATTGCATTTCTATTTACAGTACTTTTAGGTACTATTCTATAAAAACAATCCCTCTCTGTTTTGTACACAATGTCTCCGTCTGTTCCAACAGTGGCAGTAACCAGACGATTTGTACCTACATCTACTCCTATCATTATAAACCTCTTTTATATTTTTTTGCCAATCAAATTTTTTAGTTTAGATACACTATTTGCAAATTGTTCCTTTGGGGGTTGATCTTCTTTGTGGGAACTAATATTAATATGAGACGTCATATTTGTATCTTCTGTTGGATCTATGACTACTCTCTCAACTTCAGGAGCCAACAAACCCTGCCTGGATATTGTTTTATTATCCGTGTTTGTCACTAAAAGCCTTATTAGATCCTCTTTTGTGTTTAATCCTATCTCTAATTCCCTAATTCTATTCTTAAGGGTATCAACTTCTTTAAGCAGCTCCTCTGGCTTAAATGGACTATCGTTTCTTTTAGAAAGCTCAATCTGTAGTTGATTATATAACGCTTTTTCAAACTCTTCCTGTGTATAAATCTTTCCAGAGGAAGATATCTGGTTTATTTCTTTCTCTCTTGCGTATAAAGCAGCAGTAACTGTTGCCAACTGATCCTGTAGTTTATTAACAAGATCAGCACCCATACTCTTAAGCTGGCTGTCTCTTGGACCCCTCGTTATTATTCTGCTTTTATTGCTGGGTTTGTTATACTCCATTTGACATAACTACTAAGTACTATTCTGGTAAAGTATTAAATGCATCCTGAATCCAATCAAATGCACCACTGGAGCTACCCCCTCCTACAGTAATACCAGACCCATGGTCAGCAGTATATGTCTGGTTTGGAGCAGGGGTATCCCCCACCCCAGCAGCACTAAGCATGAAAGGAATAGTAACCCATGGAATATAATCCACCGCTTTTAACAAAACAGATTCTATTGTTATAGGCTCCTTCATTGTAAAAGGAGTAGGTTTATTTATTTCTTCTATGTTTTCCGCAGCTTGCATTGTAAGTAAAGTGGCACTTAAATCCCGGCTTGTGTCTTTAATTTTTAAGGGGGTAGGGTTTCCTTTAGCATCATACACAATCATCTCTACTAAATAAGGAGAAGATGCATATATCTTTGAAAGAACATCCTGATGCATAGTTGTAACCGCACTCTGCCCAGAATTTATCCTACTACGATCATTCAAAAAGTGATCTGAGCCTGCCTGGTAATAGTCGTTGTACGAAGAACACCCTGTAAGAAAACACAACATCAGAACAATCGAAAAAAAAGTACGAAACATATTTAATTCCTCTTTTTGTCAGGTAATCTTTTAACCACTTTATCAATCAATCCATACTCTACGGCTTCATCTGGGGACAACCAAAAATCCTTTTTCATATCCTCTTGTATTTTATTCAAATCTTGCCCAGTGAACTCAACATATTGTCCCGCCATCTTGTCATACAATCTTTTATATCTATCCATGGTATAAAATAAATCATGAGCTTTTCCCTCAATACCGGCACTGAATTCATGAATCATAATCTCGGTATTTGCTAGACAAGAACGTTTACCTTTGGTTCCGGCAGCCAAAATAAAACTACCAGCACTTGCTACAGACCCGATACCTATTGTATTTATCTCTGGTGTAACATAACACATGGTATCATATATAGCAAACATACTACTTATATTTCCGCCGGGGGAATTAATATAAATATAAATATCATTGTCATTTTGAGCATTCAAAAACAGAAGTTGAGCTACTACAGAATTTGCCATAACATCTTCAAATGCCCCTGTAATAAATATAATTCTGTCTTTTAATAAACGGCTGTACAGGTCATAAACTTTGTCGTTTCCATTCTTTCCTGCTTCAATCACATATGGGATTGTCATATTAAACTCCTTTAAATAATTAGTTATTAAAAACCCATAAATACACTATACCCTATATTAAACAAAAAAGCAACAAAAATATTTATCTATTCTCATCCCAATATTTAGACATAAGTCTGACTGAATCCGTCAATAATAGACTTTCCATCAAATCAAGGACTTCAATATCTACAGATCCCTTTTCTCTAGTAAGTCTTATGTTGTGTAATAACTGAGCCTTCAACCCTCCTGGTATTGAAAATTCATCAAACTTGTCTACTTCAAATGTAGTATTGCCCATATGCTCCTAACCTTTAATTTTACTATTGAAACTATTGCTATTTATTTAAGGTTACATAATTACATGCTCTTGTTCCACAACACATTATATAAAAACACTAAAAGGATTTATCCTGAAGAAGATCTGCTATTTCAACCAGCTCTGATCTATAGTTATTTTTTAATTCAACGTAGGAGAGGGATTTATGAGGAAGAACCCTCAGTAATTTAAGTAAACCACTCTCGGATGGTCTAATTACATCATATACCTGTCTGATATCTCCCGTCATTATTAGTTTTGATCCCTTTCCAAATCTACTTAACATAACAGACAATATTGAAATAGAGCATAGTTGTATTTCATCCAACAACAATAAGTCTCCATCTTGAAAAGACATCCCCTGTAAGGTCTCTAATGCCAGCATCTCAAAACTCTTACTAAAAACCTGATCCATAACATAATCATAGCTAACTTTTTGAGAATCTTTGTCTGTTTTTTGATTTTTAGTATCACTAAACAAATAGTATAAACTTGAAGTAAACCCAGACATCCACGGCAAAAGTTTATCCTCCAGCCTTCCCGGTAAAAATCCCAATTCAAAACGACGATCTACTGTTAGGTTTGGTCTGCTAATATAGGTCTTTTTATCGTTATATGCCAAACCATAAGCAGTGGCTAATAAAGACTTACCTGAACCATAAGTACCGCATAATAGAGTATTAGGGGACTCTTTCATACAAAACACAGCACATGTTTGGTACACATCTTGTGTTTTCAAAGTAAACCTAGTGTCATCAATACATCTATACTCCGGATTATTATCTATACGTATTAATTCTTGTGTAAGTGGATTGTTGGCATAAACATATACTATACTTTCTTTAACTTCAAAGAAAACAAAGATCCAAGCCTCTACATCAATATCCCTATCAAGAAAACCATTTAGATAATGGATAACCTCGTCATATTTAAGACCATTGTACGTCTTCAACACCTTAAACTCTTCAAAAACAGATTCATCACTGATATAATAATACGGATCAAAAAACCCATCTGTAACAACACCATATAGTTGGGTATCTACACCCATAGCCTCAGCCACAAGTGACATGGATATATCTTTTGTAGAAAGTATAGCCTTATACTTGTCCGCAGATTGTATTATCCTCAAATCATTAGAAGAGGCAGAACCAACATCTATATCAAAAATTATTTTATCTGGGTGTTTACTTTTAAAATCTAAAATTGAGTAAATAGCTGATCTTGCGGAATAGGATAAATCTGGATTGAACTTGTGTTTGTCCAATTCGGACAACACAGCTAGAGGCACTATAATTTTTCTATCATTATCTCCTAATTTGAATATTATTCCAGGGTCATCCAGTAAAAGATTAGTATCAACAACAATAGATTTAGGCATAAATGGGTAAACTCCGTTGAGTTGATCATGACTGCCGGCAAGACTTATAATATTATAGTTACTTAAAGGGGGTTATCTACCCCCCCTCTATCCATACTAAATCATTTAATCCTGTCTCAAACGTGCTCCACATTTGTAACAAAACCTATCCCTGTTTTTAACAGAGGTACCACAATTTACACAAAAAGACCGACGTGTCTTTTCTACAAGTAAACTTTTATTAGAACCCAACAACTGAAGCTTTAATTCAGCAACCGGAACAGGATCACAATTAAATGAAACTGTAATAAATGCTTGGCTTATATTTGAACCAGGAACTGTGGCTCCTTTATTCAAAGAAGTATTTGTTAAATCACTAGTAGAGCATGAAAATAAATTACTTGTAGTGCTATATGTATTATAATAATAATCTGGTCTAAGCGGTCCAAAATTGGCTTTACGATAATAGGTTGTACGCTCAGGATAAAATTTAACCAAGACAATACCATTATCTCTACTGGTAGGGTCTTGCACCCTTCCATCTCCTATAGGAACAAACCTTAAGGATGGACCATCATATAAATTACCATCTACAATCATTCGATTAAAATCAAAATGAGATCTGGCATCTACAATTATTTTACCATCTGTAACATCAGTGCCATCAATATCAATAGAAACACCAACTCTTGTGTCTTTTGGATTCTTAATTCTTATTGAATAATCTGAATAAAAAGGAAGATAAACTTTACCATTTACTTCGCGTAAAACTTTACCGTTGTTGAGAATGGCTATAACGTAGCCAGACGTTTTGTCGTGCATCATAATGTCCTCCATCATAAAGCCCTGTTCCTGTAAAGGGCTTGTTTAATTTAAACAGGAATTGAGTATGTTATTGCCCACTTTTAATAGTATCTACTCCTAATAAGTCTTATGTAATATATTCAATGACCTAGTACGCTCTGGGCTTTGGTATAGGCATCGACTTCTTGTATTTATATCCTACCAAACAATAATAGTATAATTAAAATTATCAATATCAAACCCAAGGTACCGCTTGGACCATAACCCCACTGTTGACTGTGTGGCCATGATGGTAACGCCCCTACTAACAAAAGAATCAAAATAATAAGTAAAATTGTTCCAAGCATAATATTCCTCTAAGTTGTGGTTACCTATATAAAATAGGTCTTTTACTTGTATAAACCTCCACAGTGGTGGGGGCACCTGCTGTTTTTATATAAAAAGTTGCGCTAGTAGCGTCTGTAAATGTACTACCAGAAATAACTGTATACCCCTCACCAAAGGTACCAGAGTTAGTAGTAAACAGATTTATTGTAGCACCCCCAGTATTTGTTATGCTTATATAATCATAAGCCACAAGTCCTGTTGCTGCAGGCACTAAATCACCAGAGATCGTAGTTTTAGCAATTGTAGACCTGGTGATGTTATCCCGCCTTCCTATATAATCATTGGTTGTAACCATGGACTATTACCTACATTAAGATTAAAAGAGACTACTATATACATGGTTACATTATTTTAGAAGCAATTTTAAGCTCATTCCACACAACAAGATCTAACTCTGCTGGGGTTTTATCATATTTTTTAGCTTGATCCAAAAACTCCTTTTCCAGTCTAAGGTATTCTTTTTTTGAGCTTGGAGTATTTTTTGGGACAGCCCCTACTCCTATCATATCTAGAAAACAAAGAATATGGGTATCTAACCCAGCACATTGAGCCTTTGCCCTACTATGAAGAATAAAGCAACGGGAGGTTTTTCTCCCTATCCCATAAATAGACTCAAGATCCTCAGGGGTACACCTTCTTAAATCTATATACGAATCAGTTAATTCGGATATTGTGCGTGCCTTATGGTTGTAACAACCTACTCCTGATTCTTTCAACCAGGATGAAAGTTTCTTGTATGTACCAAAAGGAAGCCAACCTGCGTTTTGATTACGCAGAGCAAGTCTTATTGCCTCAAAAGGACCAAGAACATAGCCACCTGTTTTACGCATTAGCGTATCAAGACATCTGGCTGCTACTGTACCATTCTTTCCTGCTGCTAATATCCAAAAAAGAATGGCTTCCTCCAATTCATTATCAGAAAGATCGTAATTAGTTATTTTAGAGGGATTTATCATTATTATTTGTACAAAAATCCTTTAACGCCGTTAAGATGTAGATTGAGATCTTCAAAAAGTGTCTCTATTGTATCTCCATACACAGTGATTTGTGGAGCAAGCACTTTTTCACCCCCAGCCGAAACAAAAGACACCAGGTTATCTACCCCCTCTTCTTTTTCTGCTGTTGGATCCAACTCAGTAACTATTATTGCAAAATCGAGTCTATAACCCATAATATCTCCTCATGTGGATGTGGGGGAGGGGAGATTCGAACTCCCACACCCTTTCGAGCAACAGGGTCTAAGCCTGTCGTGGCTACCACTACACCACTCCCCCTGATTGATCTGTACTGTTGATGCTCATCGGGCGCCGCCCGACGATTCCAGTCTGAAAATCTCCGGCTTTACAGCGTGAGTTTCAGTGTTTTCGAGGCTCCATCCGAGCCCAGTATTGAGAATTACTTTAGCCGCGTTGATATCGCGATCATGTTGTGCCCCACAAGCACTGCATTCCCAGTTCCTTACAACAAGCCCGATCAATCCTGTGGGACCACTTAAAATTCCACAGTTTGAACAGGTCATGGTGGTGTTTTTTGAATCAACTAAAACACATTTTCTACCGTGAGTGTCACCCTTGTATAAAATGAATTGTTTTAGTTGATTGATCCCTGCGTCGTGTACTGATTTACCGAACATTTTAGATTGACTTTGCAAGTTATCATTAGTGATGTAAATCTCTTGAAAAGCTTCAACTATTTGCCTGGAAATCTTGTGATTATAATCTTTCCGTCTGTTCTTGGTACGCTCATGCAGCCGGGCGACAAGCTTTTTATTGCTGCCACGTTGTGCCTGAGCTAAGCGCTTCTGTCCTTTAATAAAATTGCGCTGGTTTTCAAACTTAGTACCGTTGGATAGAACAGCCAAATGCTTAAACCCTGTGTCGATGCCTACCTTATCAAAAGTTTCCTTAATGGGGAAGTGGTGCTGAGCATCTATGGAAAGCTGAAGATACCAACCAGAGGCTCTTCGTACTGCTCGGGCACACTTAACTTTACCTTTGGGAAGATCTTGTTTGTAAAATCTAACTTGACCCAACCCAGGAATTCCAATAGTTTTATCCGTGATCCTTGTGCCAGAAATTGCATCAGGAAAAGGTATTGAATTCAACTTATTCCTAACAGACTTAAGCCTGGGCTTCTTAGCAAGCTTTTTGAAACATCTCTGCCAGGCTATAAAAGCCTGCTCTAAAATTCCCTGCAATGTATGAGAAGGAATTCCCAGAGTTTTGCTGTGGTTAGCTAACAAGTTGACGAAATCAAACTTTGAGTAGTAGATTTTATTGACAGCATTAAGCTCAATAGTACGCACAGCCCAGTTATACACCCCCGTTAAATAAAACAGTTGAGTGTTTAACTTGGAGACCTGATTTGAGGTCAATTTTAATTTGAGCTCCCTAACTATCATTTAATCACTATACCCTGTTTAGAAGTAAAAGTCAAGAACTATTCCTAACTTGTGGTGTTTTACAAGAACCTGACCCCGAACACCGTTCGGGGATTGCGGTTCTAAGGCTGTTCAAAGCGCAAGAAACTCGCCTTCCTATATGCCTTCCAGTCTGATGTTCTAACCACAAATCTATACCAGAAATTAAATGATCTAAATCTTCATAAAAAATAACATTATACATATGCTCATTATATGGATAACGTATAGACATTGTAGTAATACCTTTATCTATTGCTATTTTTTGACTAGCAGGACAATCATCTATAAACAAAACAGTGTCTTTGTCTTCTAAATAAACATGCTTGTCTGCTCCTACATATAAACTATCAAAATAAATATTGTTTTTACGAAGCCATCTAACTGTAACATCCCTAGAGTCTTCGTGTCTGTGTGAAGCTATTATTGTTTTATACCCAGCCGCATTTAACTTGCTTGTAAGTATATTTGCATTATTAAAAGGCTTATATTTGTCTTGATTCATATGAACTTTTGTAACAGCGGCGGCTGCTTCTGACCAAGACATATACTTTTTAAAAAATTCCCAAGTTGTGAGCCCTGGAAAAGGGCAGTCCGGGTTTATTTTTATAAGCTCTTTGTGCCAGTATGGTGCTATATTCCACAAGATACCATCAATATCAATCACTACCTGCTTCATTCTAAATCTCCAATGTAATAGTTGTATCTGGAAACAAAATAGATATTCTTTTTTGCTCTGAAATAGTGGCTACCTTAGTTGCAATATACAAAGCAATACTTTTTAAGTCTTTTTTATCTTTAGGAAACCTCGGATAGTTTATTATCCCTATGATAACCCCAGGCTCGGAACCATCCTTATATATAAACTCAGTCGGTGTGAATGAAACACAAAACCCAACAGAGTTGCAGTATGACTTACACCAATCTCTGATTAAATCAAGGTCTGTAATCTTATCAGAGTACCCTGCGCGTAAGCCACAATATATTGTGGCAATAAATGTGTCAACTTGTTCCATAAACCCTCTTATTGTTTTGGAGAAGCCGGGAATCGAACCCGGAACTGTTTTACCAGCGACGGTTTAGCAAACCGCTCCAATACCGTTATGGGACTTCTCCTAAAAGCACTAATCCCACATTGAAGCAAGTAAGGGATAATGTACGCTAATAAGTCTAAGAAGTGTTTCATCGTCCTCAATCCTGGAAAGACCCTCCCAAAGAGGAGCCAGATAGTTATGAGAACTCTTTGAAAGTTTATAAGCAAAACAGCGCACATCACTTGCCATCCTTGCAATCACTCTACTCTTTAATTCATACCCCTGTTCCCATCCTCTTTTGAGGGCTAGGTTTATGTACCAAAGTATAGGGTCATAGTCTTCAAAGTTTTCAAATTCATTTATTGACCAATCTATATCTGACATAAAATCTTCAAGATTAGTTTCTTTTGAAAATACAACCTTATTATCAGACACTGGATTTAAGCGTCTCTTCTCCGCATAGGCATACATGTCTTTCCCGGCATAACTACTAGGTATATACACATTCCATGCTTGAGCTAACTCTGTCCAATCCCAACCATCAAAAATAATACTACTGTGTTGTTTACAACTCATATAGCGGACCAATATTTTAAAATATCTGGATCTTCTTCTACCTTTTTTGTAATATTACTACACTCAATACAAACCATACAAACATTGAATTGTTGCATAATGTTTATTATATCTGATTCTTCCTCTTCTGTCAACTCTAAATCAATTTCTTTAAAACATAAATGGCATCTCATATTAGTCACCTATAAAAAAGTCATAACCAAGTTTAACACCATGATCAATACACTTTTCTCTAGTGCTAAAAACCCCATAGGCGGTATAAGGATAAGCCATAGGGCTAAAATCAGGTTTTAGTGATAAATACCAACGCCCTCCTTGAAAAACCACCATCCCAACTATCTTTCTGTTTTTAGAAGCAAAAATAGGTAAGTCTTTAGGTATATTTTTGAGAGAAGTTACCTTTTTGTTATTGAAGCAACAAGATCTATAAGCAGAACAAGAAACTACCATATATACACCCATACCTGTTGAAGTTATATTTTTTAATACAACACATCTTGGTAACCATAGCAATGGTTCTTTTCGTGATTTAATGGCCAATCTATATTATAAGGCAGCCAAATAATACAAGTACACATCTTCTCTGTCTCCCACATTTTCTTTGTTGCACATCGCAATTTTGCACATCCAAATGTAGTACCAAAAGCCAGCACCGACATTAAATTACAACACTCAACAGCACAAACAACCTGAAGAGACACATAATCTCTACGCTCTATCCTTATATCAACATCGGCATCACTTAATGGTAAACCCCCATGATGCTCTTCCAGTAATGGGTGTAACTTTTGGGCACATCCACAAAAACATAACAGCATTACACAAAGCACAAATTCACACAAAGCATTGGTATGCCACCAAAATACCAAAAAGTCTTTTATGCCTACTGGGGTTATGTGTATGGTCTTTTCCTATTTATAGTTTATAAGCGGATAGGGAGAGTCGAACTCCGCGTACTAGACTGTAGCTTGGAAGGCTACTGGACGCCCCTTGTCCTATCTATCCGCAACTACCTCTTAATAAAAGATTGGATGTTTGTAATTAATTACCAGGATCAAAATCCTCCCAACCAGGTCCATCTTGAATACCGTCACCACTGCTCGGTGCAGGTCCAGGACCGTAACCGGCGAAACAAGAAAATACAAAAGATAACATAAAAACAAAAACTAACGCAACAATATTTTTTTTCATAACGCCTCCATACTGGTTCAACTACCTTACTTTAACTTTAATATTTAATCAAAACACTCAGGAGTAGAGGGAATCGAACCCCCATAATTGGTTTTGGAGACCACTACTCTACCATTAAGTTATACTCCTATATTTGCCCGGGGAGGGAGTTGAACCCCCACGACCATACGATCACGAGAGTTTAAGTCTCGTGTGCCTACCAATTACACCACCCGGGCCACAAACTCAAAAATGGTTAAAATCTAATTATACTTTTGATAGCAGTCGCCGGTATGCTTTACATAATCACTCAAGCCATCTCCTCTACCATCGGAATAGTATTTATATTTTTTCCCGCCGATTACCCAGACAAACCAACCAGCAGTTCCTGTCTCAGACTTACCCTGAAAATAGTGGTTAGTCCACTGTTCTCTACCAGGTCCTTTGTCCAATCCATCTTTCATGTGAAAATGGAACGGGGTGTCATGAAAAGTCACACTGGTTACATCGTCCCCCGCGCAGAATACGATAGTAGTCCCCTGTCCCTTCCAACTCATATGATTAGCATGGGCAAATCTTCTTGACTCTTCGGCTTCATCAGATGGAGGTGTTGGTGGGGGAGTTGGTTCCACACTTGCATCTGAATTATATTTAATATAGCTGGTCTTATTTTTATATGTTGTATCTGTGATAACAACCATTTTACCAGTACTATTAGAGTTTCTAACTTCAACATTTCCTACTTTATAGTTACTTTTAATTTCAGCAATCTTTTTATCCGCAATATACAAAGTAAAAGTTCCGTAAGTTGCAATGGGTTTGCTATAATAAAAATCTACCTCGCTTCCTGTTATTCTATATTGCCCATTTTCTGTGGTTGTATTGACTGGTGTTGGTTCTGGTTCTGGCTCTGGAGTAGGGGGCGGCGCACCAGAATCACTATAGATTATATGACTAGTTTTACCTTTATAGACTAAATCTGTGATGACAACTAACTTCCCTGTACTGTTAGAGTTTCTAACCTCAATGTTGCCTTTGAGATAATTCCCTTTGATGGTGGCAATCTTTTTTCCACCAATGAACAAATTAAAGGTACCATACTCTGCTATAGGCTTCTTAAAGTAAAAGTCTACCTCAGACCCTGTTATTTTATACTCACCATACTCTACCCTTTCGGTAACAGTAGGTGGTGTAACAGGCGGTGTAACAGGTGTTACAACCGGGGGTGGTGTAACGGGCGTAGGGGGTGTTATATCTGGTTTAGAACCACAACCATATACACACGAAAACGACAACATGAATAACACCATCATCGTAGCAAAAAAAGTCTTCATATCTTTTGTCCTCCGTTGTTTTTTTTTCTTGAATGGGGTGAATGACGAGAGTCGAACTCGCTAAAAATGGTTTCACAGACCACTGGCTCACCGTTTGCCTTCAATCACCATATATCTTTATTTGGAAGGTAGACGAATCGAACGCCCACGTTTTACCGTGCCCTGGGGTTCAGACCCAGTTGCCTACCATTTAGCGGTACCTTCCGATGGTACTCTGAGATGGAGTCAAACCACCGTTCTCCTCCTTGTAAGAGAGGCGCTTTAATCTTCTAAGCTATCAGAGTATTTTACATTTAGGAATGGGGGGACTTGAACCTCCGACCTCACGCTTATCAGGCGGGTGCTCTAACCATCTGAGCTACACTCCTATATTTGGAGGTGAAGGGAGTTGAACCCTCTAGTTCGTACTTGCAAGGCACAAATCTGACCCGTCAGCACCCCCTTGTTGCGATCATGAGCGGATTTGAACCGCCATTTACCACCGTGACAGGGTGGTGCTTTACTTTAAGCTACATGACCATTCTGGGGGAACAGGATTTGAACCTGTAATTGCATATGCAGCCAGCTTCAAAGGCTGGTGTCTTACCATTAGACAACCCCCCATTATATAGTGTTGGCTGTTGAGGTGTACTAATAAAAGAGCGCACCCCAACAAAAATGCCCACACTATTATATAATTCTAAGATTTAAAAATCGTCTTTATAGAATATACTTACTTTCCAATAAGCACACCCTCCCCATTTGTCTACAATAAGTCTTTGATGCTCATCAGGCGCCGCCCGATGATTCCAGTCTGGAGATCTCCGGCCTTGCGGCGTGAGTTCCAGATTTTAGTTCGAGGCTCCATCCGAGCCCAGGCTTTTAAACCCTTACTACAAAATCCCATACCGTGATTGTCACTATGTATGGAAAATTAGCCTAACCACGAGCGATGCTCGTGGTTTGCGGATCTAAGGCTGATCATAGTTTCTATACTCACATTTATGACATGGGGTGTGTTCCATAGGCTCTGAATAATCAACCTCTTGAGAAGACACAATTAATCATTATTAGATATTATCATTAACCCAAGTTTCAAACTCATTAAGATCCATCACCCTGACGTTCTTATGAGAAATAGCCTTTATTTGCTTTTTAAACCAAGGACGAGCTTCCTTTCTAAACCCGTCTCCTTCTAATACAACGATAACATTAGGCTCTTCAAATACACCACAATTATCCTTAAGATAATTCAGCTTCTCATCTACGGATCCAGCTACATGCTGGGCTCTCGCTTCAATTCTAACAGCACCATCGATTTTCTTCGACTTAAAAACAAACTCACCACGACACTTACACCCCCAATTAGAAATATAAGGGGCACACTTATACAGAATGTGATTGTGCTTTTCCTCATTAACTTTATCTTTCAAACGCCAATACGAAATAAAAGCACCTTTCTTTTTCAAGATAGTGGCAATCTCTTTTTCTAACTGTCTACCGCTTAAATTAGCACGGTATCCTTGAGGATCTACCAGATCAACATCTGCGTTTTTACCGTTAGGCATTACAATACCAGAAACTTTAATCGTTGTGTTCTTATTAAAAGTCTTCATACTTAAACTCCTTGTTAGTGTTTTAATAAATCAAATTTAATTAGCAAATTGTAAATCATCCTTTCCATACTAATTACATACTTACATAATGACCTCTACTTATTATAAACTACTATTAGTTCTTTTACTGACTTTCTAGTTATTGAAGAAGCCCCAACAGATCGTTGTACACTTGCCTCAACTATTTCATCAGCACCTCTATACAGCTCTCTTGTAAAATCTGTATCATGATTTGATATTATCACTTTTGCTCTACATGTCATAGCTAAAAAAGCTAAATCTTTTTGATCCTCCTCACTGAATCCTCCACTACTATATGAAGTGAAACTTGCTGTACTAGATAAAGGTACATATGGTGGATCACAATATATAACATCTCCTTTTTCTGACTTAGACATTAGTTCTCTGAAATCGGAACAAACCAAAGTATACTTATTGCTGTCCTTACAAAAAACCAACATCTCGTTTTCTGGAAAATGTCTGGTTTTATATTTACCAAAAGGAACATTAAACTCCCCTTTTGAATTATACCTACAAAGACCGTTAAAAGAGTTTCTATTTAGATATATAAATAAAATAGCTCTTTCATAAGAAAAAGTACTTTTGTTAAAGGAAGCTCTTAGTTTATAAAACTGATCTTCTGTACAATACTCCTCAGTAAATAACTTTTTACATTCATTTATAAAGGGTATACATTCTTTTTTAAGAATAGAATACACATTCATAAGGTCTTTGTTTATATCAGATAAAATATACTTATCTGAATTCACATTCATTGCCACAACACCAGACCCTAAAAAAGGCTCTACATATGCACCAGAAACATCTCCTATTTTCTCAAGTAATATGGGTAATAGCTTTCTTTTCCCCCCAGCCCATTTTAGAAATCCCTTTTTATAAATCAAGCTAAACCCCTTTTTTATTTTGTACTAGTATAGTACCACATATAAAAACAAATGTCAACAACTTTATTCTAAGCTATCTCTTTTTTTTGTGTTTGTAAAAACCCCAACATAACCCTACACTTAAAATTAAAATAAAAACACCTAAACCCAGCTGTAAAATGCTTAATACAAAGCAATAGCTGTTTTCCACAAGGATATCCTCCGTTAAAATATTTATACTGTAGGTATTTTGTTTGAATTACTATAATTAAACATATCCTCCATTGTATCCTAGTTTTATTTATTTCGGGGCGGCAGGATTTGAACCTGCGAATCTCCTGCTCCCAAAGCAGGCGCGTTAACCAGGCTGCGCTACGCCCCGTGATTCTTTCTATGACACCTTATACAAAGCGTCTTTAAATTTTTGATCGGTTCATCCCAAGGATACCGCTTTGTATACTTTAGATGATGAACATGTAAAGTCGTCTCTGTGTCTCCACAATCTACACACTTCCATTTATCTCTTTCGAATACCTTCAACCTCTTCTTTTGCCATTTAGGGTGTTGAAGTGCTTTTGCGTACTGTTGTGGTGTAAGTCTTTTATAAGAACTCTGCTTCTTTGTACTCTTCTTCTCAGGTTTACTCTTTACTCTTCTTCTCATATTTAAGCTCTTGGAGATTGAGGGAGTTGAACCCCCGCATGTTTTATCATGACCACTGCTTTCCAAGCAGGTGCATTACCAGACTCTGCCAAATCTCCTATTATTATAAATCACAATACTTACATCTTGAACCAGGCTGGAACCCGCATGCCTTACAGGGGTTATCCTTCAACCTATCATAACTGTTCAGCTCATGAGGTTTCCCTGGCTTTGCTATAGGGATTCTAATTTTTGGTGTATATTTACCTATCTTTGAATACTTCTTCATAACCAATAAACTCCTTTACAAAAGACAGGTTAAATAACTTAGGTTCTTTTATACGCCCAAAATATTTAGAATATGTGCCATCCTTACAAGCACAAGCCTCACTACAATAACCTATCTTGAAAGGCAAAACAGCATTTTTCTTACCACAATAAATACAATTACCTTTAATATAATTTAAAAATCTGTTCATCTTACTTTACCTTATATTCTATGCTCTGGATGGGAATTGAACCCATTACACGAAGATTTTCAGTCTTCTGCTAACTACCGGTGAGCTACACAGAGCGTTTTTTATTAGGTCACGACCAGATTTGAACTGGCGTAACCAGCTTGAGGGGCTGGCTTCTGTTACCACTCGAATACGTGACCATCAGCCCATAATCCGAATTGAACGGATGCCCTTATGCTTACCAAGCATACGCTCTAGCCTACTGAGCTATATGGGCATTATCCTTCGACTTTATCTTCAGCTATACACTCTAAATATGAATTTATAAGAGTATTCATCTTTTTTTCAATAGCCAACTCTACGTCTTCTTGTGTTATACCTAGTGATTTTACTAACTCATCATCATACTCAACAGAGTACATCAAACTATCCCCTTGTTCAAAAATATCCATAATTGTTACAGACATTTTTATTTCCTCAACATATAGACTTATAGGTAATTTCTGTCCCATGATGTACTCCTTTATTTGTGTTTAGTTTGTGTCCGTCCATTATAACTACAAGCAATTTTAAAACCTTTTGAAACTGATCCCAATCTTTAATTCTAAGAACCTCTGTCTTATCAAATAACATATCTATGCCTTTTATTTGTGCCGGGGGAGGGGTTTGAACCCTCACAAGATTTTACCTCTCTGGGGTTTGAGCCCAGTGTGTCTACCAACTTCACCACCCCGGCATTTTGAGCGGGAAAAGAGAATTGAACTCTTGTCTTCTGGTCGGCAACCAGATTCTCTGCCACTGAGATATTCCCGCTTGGAGGGTCAGTAGGGAATTTAACCCTAATCCACTACTTTGCAGGCAGTGTACCGAAACATCGAACCGACCCTTTACTAATAACTTCCAAATACGTCCTTAACTTTAATCTTTACTTTTTCCAGTAAAGAAGGTTGCTTCTGTACTACATTAGGCTTCTTCACTGAAATAATTTCTTTTAATCCCGAAATTTTTATTTTCATAGCATCTGAAGGAAGACTGGTTTTACCTTGCTTCAATAACTTTCTACAATTAGCACAAACCATAACACAACCATCTGTGTCAACTAATCTGGCTTTGAAGGGGTTCCTGTTCTCACCAACTACTTTAAGATCTTCTATACTATAAAATTCATACACCTCAATAAGATATTTATTCTTACAAACACAACACATGTCACCAAATTCTTTAACAAGTTTAGCTTTTAATTCTAAATTTGTCTTTCCGTTTGACATGGTGTTCCTCCTTTATGAGGTATTATTAATTTTGCTCCAAGGGCAGGATTCGAACCTGCGTACCGTCTTCACGGAATACAATTGATTAACAGTCAACCCACATACCAACTTGTGCACCTTGGATT